CGCACAATCCGCAATACAGAACCGGAACACTTCCAACAGATCACAGCCGAATCAATCGCAGTTGCAGAACTGAATGATAGACACATCAATCATGAAGAGGTCACAGATAAAACTCCGCAGCAAGTTCTGACAACCGTCCTGTCTGGTACTGGTTGGGCTGTCGGCAGTGTTTCCGCTTCCAACACTTCTTCCTGCAATATTGCGCGTGGCAATGTTTGGCAAGCTATCAAGATCATTGAAAAGAACTGGAATGTCTACTGCATTCCGCGCGTTGTTGTGTCTGCAACGGGAATTACAAACAAATACATTGATGTCATTCCTACTGGCGGAACATTTCGCGGTGTGCGCTTGTCCATAAACAAGAATATATCTGATTCAACAGTGACTTATGATGATTCGGATGTCCTGACAGCTTTGTACGGGTATGGCGGACAAGTTAGTGTTCCGCAGTCATCCGGGGATGACAAAAGAGAAGAACTGACGTTTGAAAATGTCGTGTGGACTGCGACTTCTTCACATCCTGCAAAGCCAGCCGGACAGAAGTATCTTGAATATCCGGAAAAAACCGCACTATACGGAAGAAACGGTGTTCCGCGCTTCGGCTATTATCAGAATGGGGATATCACATCCGCAAGCCTTCTGCTTGAAAAGACATGGGAACAGCTTCAGGAATGCTGCGAACCTAAGATTTCCATTTCCGGAACTGTTTCTGAATTGTATAGGCTTGGATACAAAGATCAACCAATGGCTTTGCATGATATTGCCATTGTTGAAATTGAGGAAACAGGCGAACTGTTCCACAGGGAAATCATTGCGCTTGATGTGGATCTTCTGGACGCGACAAACACACGACCGGAGATCGGGGATTACATCGCAAACATCATCTACATTTCCAGAGAAACTGAAAAGGAAGCAACAGGAAGTCGCGGTGGCGGTGGCGGTGGACGCGGACAATCCAATTCTGAATATGAAGAAGTAAAAACCTTCGCAGAATTTGAAAAGACTGACAGCCTGATCGGAATGGTTGTAGGCATGAAGGATGGCGATGCTTACATCAAAGCCGGGGAAATCGCACTGTCTATCAATGAGACAGACGGAACATCAACGGCATTGATTGACGCAGACCATATCAACATTTCAGCAACATCAACTGTTCATACACTTGCCGGGGATCTTGAACATGATGCAAATGGAAGACTTGTGATCAAGAACGCAGGCGGAATGTACATTCAACGTACTGAAGGCGGAGTAACAAGTCAATTCGGCGTTTGGGATAATGGAAACTTGACTGGCGGAATCATGGTGCAAAAAATCAACGGAACAACAGAAACCACAATCCGCGCGGACAAGATCAATATTGACGGCATTGTAACCGCGCTTGCTGCAAAGCATGTCGGCGTTGGTTCTCTTGAGGTCGAAGGCGCGACAGAATTCAAAGGAACGGTCTATTGTGAAGTTGGTCTTTCTGCTGAAGATAAAGTCAGGTCAAACACTGGGTTTGATCCCGGAACAAACACTGTTCACACAGAACATTCACTGAAAATCAACGGTGTTGAAAAAGCAAAGTTTCTGGGGACTGCTGATGTAAATTTTACTAATGCGTCTGTTACCGTTACCTTGGAAGACTCTGGATGGCAGATCAATGACGCCTCAACCGGAGATTACACAAGGACATTCACACCAAAAAAGGATGGGGTAGCAGTCGCATCACAAGTCAAAACGATTTCAGCACAAACCATCTGGAATCTTGGGTGGAATGCTTGCCGTTCGTGGGTGCTGAATCACGGACATTCTGTGTTGTCTGGATTCAGTTCTTGGAACAACGGAAACAATGCAAATCTTTATGTTGCTCCGACAGGCGGTGCGCAGATTGCAACCGGGCAGTCACAGAAATGGAGATACGGCGGAAGCGTTGTCACACGATATGAAGCACCTAGTGCGAAGTAAAAATGGGGGAGAAAAGATGACAGTTGTAGAAGCGTTGGAATTTGCTCTTAGGTACATTGATAATGTTGAAGTCAAAGGACATGAAAACGCCTTCAATCTGCACAAGGCGTATGACGCTGTTTACGCAGCAAAAGTTGCGCTTCAGAGCAAAAAGGAAGATACGCAGGAAGCAAAGAAAGAATGAAGGTGAAGCGAAATGGCAAACTTTACCATTAACATCACAACGGATCTGTCTGATCAGCTGAAGCGGTATACGCTGCAAACACCGCTTGTCCAGAATAACAACATGGCGCACGAATTCAATGTTGCTCTGATGGACGGTGAAAGCGAAGTTCCGGTTGAAAATGTTTCCGCTGATTTTCTCCGCGCAGACGGAAATGTTGTTCCGATTCTCGGAGAATACTGCACAGCAAATGGAAATGTTGCAACTGTTGTCCTTCCAGAAGCGTGCTATGCCGTGCAAGGAAGAGCCACATTGACCATCAATGTTTCATCTGGGGATGTTAAGACATGCATTGGATTCTTTTCCTGCATGGTTTTCAAAACGACTTCGGCATCTGCGGTTGATCCCGGAACAATTATTCCGTCTGTGGAACAGCTGATTGAAGACATTGATGAAGCGGTCAAGAAGATTCCTGCTGATTACACTGCATTGACGGAAGATGTTGAAGACCTGAAGACGGAAATGCAAGGCAAGCAGGACACTCTGACTTTTGACAGCGTTCCTACAGAAGGCAGTCAGAACCCGGTCACTTCTGAAGGAATTAAGAATTTTATTGGAAGTGTTCCGCCATTTGAAAAAGGCACTGGAAATGGATCTGCACAGCTGAAGTCATACACGGACAGCAACTCTACTTATACACAGAAGGCAAACGGAGTAGGTGCTGTTGCTGAAGGTGGAAACACGCTTGCAGACGGTGAGTTTGCACACGCAGAAGGATATGCAACTTTAGCGCATGCGAGGGGCGCACACGCAGAGGGTACAGGCAGAATCAAACATATTACTATTCCGCAGTATTCTGGCATGACCAGATATATTGATTACACGGATGATGATCCGAACAATCCGGTGGTTTCAACAGATGCTGGCGCATATCTGTGCATTTTTGTCGATGGTCAGTTTTTTTATAACGAAAAAATCACAGGCATTAATACAAGCATGCACAGGATCACGCTTGCGTCCATGATCACGAACCCCGGCCCATACGACTCACACAAAGCTGTTGTTGTGACATGTGCAGCATTGTATCCGTCTTCGCATGCTGAAGGCAACAATACGATTTCAAATCAAAACGGATCACACAGTGAAGGCGTATCGACATATGCAGTTAACACCGGAGCGCATGCGGAAGGCAAGGGCTGTATTGCAAATGGCATTGCTTCGCATGCGGAAGGTTGTTCAACCGTTGCGTCTGGTATATACGCGCACAGCGAAGGATATCAAACGACCGCTTCTGAAAACTATGCACACAGTGAAGGGTTTGGAACTAGGGCAACAGGCACTGCGCAGCATGTCCAAGGAAAGTATAACGAAGAGGATAGCACGATGGCGCACATCATCGGAAACGGCACATTAGAACAGCCAGCAAACATCCATACTGTTGATTGGAACGGCAATGCGTGGTATGCCGGGACGCTTTCCCTTGGCACTGGAAATGATCGTGTTTCGCTGTCGGCAGCAGAACTTGCAGCACTCAAAGCATTGCTACAATAAAAGGGAAGTGATTCTATGATCGTTCTTGCGATCTTCCTTGCTGTTGCTGTTTTTGCAATCGTGCTTGTGCTTGCTTGTTTTGCCTTGGAAGAACGGAATATGCATCCGCCTGATGATGATGATTCTGAATTCGAAAACTTTCCGGAAGGTGATGATTACAGATGATCGACGCAGGAAAGTTTGCTGATGCCGGATCTAAATATCTTGGCGTTCCTTACTCCAAGATGGACTGCCAAACGTTCATTGAACGGTGCATGCAGGACTGCGGATTGCGCGTGGATCTGAAAGGTTCAAACGCATGGTATAGAAAAATGGACTGGACAGGCAGTCCGGAAGAATGCGTTTCTGTCTTTGGCAACGTTCCGAAAGGCGCGTTGCTTTTTATTGTATCCGATGACGGCGGAGAGATTGCCAGAGGTTACACAGACGGCAAAGGAAACGCAGAGCATGTCGGGACTGTGACACACACCGGAAAAGGCGCGATCCATTCAAGCAGTTCAAAAGGCTGCGTGTGTGAATCAGAATTTCATAATAAGACCATCCGGAACGGCGGATGGAATCGCGTTGGCTTGTCTACGCTCTTTGACTATGGTGAAAAGGTTAATCAGATCCTATCTGGAGAGGAAGTGGAAATTGTCATGGAATACGCTACTGTAAAGACTCCGGATGGGAATCCGGTGAAACTCCGTCCGACAAAATCAACATCAAAACCGTACATTGCAAAAGTTCCTTCCGGTGAAACGCTACTGATTCAGTCGAAAGACGGTGAATGGGCGGAAGTCGATTTTGATGGACAGCACGGATATATCATGCAGAAGTTTCTTGATTTCGACTCCGACGAAGCACAGACCGGAGATATCAAGATCACTCTTGAACGGAAAACCGCAGAAGGGTTCTATTTCGCTCTTCAGCATGCTCTGTTTGGGGGTGAAGGCTGATATGGAAACGGGGACAATTATCAGCTTGTGCGCTGTTCTACTTAGTGTTATTTCTTTATTGATTAAATCACACAGGGACTCAAGCAAGGATGCAAGCCAAGAAGCTGCATCCACAGCCAGAATGGATGCCAAACTGGATGCAATCGCATCCGGTGTAGATGATATACGCGTGGACATGCGGACAATGCGCGACAGGCTGCAAGACTTTGGGGAGAGGCTGACGGCAGTCGAACAGTCCGCAAAATCTGCGCATCATCGGTTGGACTTGATTGAAAGAAAGGGGGAATAATAATGCGTGATTGGAAAAAGTGGTTTCGCGCAGCTGGTATCCGCGCATTGAAAACCTTCGCACAGACGGCGGTTTCAATGCTTACGGTTGGACAGGCATTCTTGGAAGTCAACTGGATCAATGTTCTGTCCGTGGCTGGTGTGTCCGCAGTTGTCAGCATGCTGACTTCTCTGGGCGGACTTCCTGAAGAGGAAGTCTGATGGATGCCTGAACTGTCTGTTGAACTGTTTGACTCTGACAAAACCATACAAAACCTAACAAAAATTAACAAATATCACGTTGTGCAAAACCATGCAGTCCAAGCAAATTAAAGCGGAATAGTAGACCATTTCAGAGTTACACAGAATCACGGAAAAAATATGGGCATCTGACCGTACCGGACATAAGTACAAAATCATGCAAGCCTTGGGACACAATCGTTTCAAGGAAATTAAAGAAAGACTGAACGGTGTTTTGAACTGTTCAGTCTTTTTTTGTGCGATTTTTTATTGCGTTTTCCATCCTATCTGCTTCCGTCTGGACTCTGTTTTTTGTGACGGAATCATACACAGCAATGATCATTTTCGGCGTTGCATGTCCCATCCATTCAATGCACGTATGCAGTTCAACACCATTGTCTCTGCACATGGTGCAGAAAGTATGCCGGAGATCATACGGGCGGAATTTGATATCTGTTCCTGACTCTTTGCGCAACTTCCTGATGTATGACTTCCAAGCGGATGCCCATGCAGTCCTAGAAAGACTTCCATCCTTCTGCTGAATCAGCAATCCTGTCCTTCCGCGCAGACAGTCCGCAAGGATTGAAAACAGCGGAACATATCGTGGAGCAGATCCCAACTTCATTCCATTTGTCCGGACACGCTGATTTGTTGATCCTTTCTGTTCATGGTAGCTTGCGCACACATGAATCCGGTTCTTCTCAAAATCAACATCTTCCATGCTTAATGCTTGCGCTTCTGCTGGTCTTAGTCCTGCATAAAGCATCACCATTGCGACAGCATGCACACGATGATCAACGGCACACGTTTCAACGATCCTGATTTCTTCATCTGTTAATGGTCTGTGATTCGCCATTGTTCCTTTGTGCGGTTTTGCTGCTTTGTCTGCGCACGGATTCACATTGATATATCTATCTGCAACAGCAGCAGAAAAGAGTCCGGAATAGACTGATTTTGCATGCGATATGTAGTCATCCGACAAACCAACAAAATGTTTCGTGAAAACAGATTTGATCATTCCGGGGCGCACATCTTGAAGCGCATAGTCTCCGATATCTTCGAAGAGAATGTCAAGCGCACGTTTTGCCTTGTATCTGGATTGCTCTGCAAGTGTTCCTGTTGCGATTGGAAGCCAATATTCACCATACACACGGACGGTGATGCGTTCCGGATTCACGCCCAATTCAATCTGCATCTTGTAGGCATCACGTTTTTGATATGCTTCACGCATGGTTTCCCCATAGAACTGTTTACCTTTGTACCAACAACGAAACCTTCCATCTGCTCTTTGCTTTAGCTTGGATCTGGGCATTAGATCACGCTCCGCGTCTTGTAATCGTCAATTATCCTGTTCATAACATCATAAGGAACTTCAAAATAATCCGCCAGTTCCCATGCGGATCTGATTCCATGTTTCAGAGCCTTCCTGATATCTTCAGGACTTGCGAGAAGTTCCGCAGCATATCTGTCAGAAAGACATTCAGCTTTCTGCCTTAGCAATGGCGGAGTATCCATGCGATACAATCCGCCTTTTTTTATATGTCCAAGTTCATGCGCAAGAACCGCTTTCTTTTCTCGCGCTTCCAGATCCTTCCGGATGCCGACATGCAGACCATCCTGTTCGATTACAACGCCTTTGATTTCTGTGAAATTGAAATCAATAATATCTGCACCGCTCTGGAAGATCATCTCTTTAATCATTTCAATGTTCATTTTTAATGAATCTCGCAAACGCTTTGACTTGATCAAACTGTGCTTTTGTGATGTTTTGCGCATCGTTTCCCCATAATCCGAACATGATTTCTTCATCTGTCAGCGGTCTTCGCTTGGATACTTCTGCTGTCTCCCGGACTTCACCTTGCATCAGATCATCTATCCCAATTCCGAATTCTGAAGAAATCCGTGCAAGCATGTCTGTGTCCGGACGGGTCGCGCCTTTCTCCCATTGAGAAACCGCGCCTTGTGTAACGTTCAAACGCTTTGCAAACTGTACCTGACTAAGATTGTGCTTTTTCCGAAGTTCCCTGATGGCATCCTGCAACATTTTCCTTCACCTCTAATCCGGATTATAAAAGTTTCTCTAATATTTTTCTACTTTTATCAGAAATACTATTGACTTTGATTATTAGATATGCTAATATTCTACATGAAGGAACGAGATTCCTTCTGAAAGGGGATTCCAAAATGAAAAAGTATATTGCAATCGGACATTTCAAGGATAACAAAAATCATCTCACTTGCGTATCTTTTCAGTCTAGCACCAAGGCAAACTTTGCAGCAGACCTTCGCGGTAATGAGTTCGTTGCAATCGCAGTTCTCACAGAAAAAACCTTCAACGAAATCAAGAACATGGACATCTTCGATCTGATTGATAAAGTCAAGAAGATCACAACAAACTATCATGTATGGAATGACATCATTGATTACATTGAACAGTGTGCTGACATCATGGAAGAAAAGCTTGCAAACGCTCAATAAGAAACAAACCGAGCCGGGGCGGTTAATCCCCGGCAGAAGGAGGGCAATAATATGAAACAGTACGGTATTTATGAAATCCTCACAGATAAGATTGGGCATGAAATGGTGGATAACTATAAACGAATCAAGGTTAAACGTGAACTTGCATCCGATGAAGATAAGGAATTTTATCAGCGAATCCTTAATGATTTGAACATGGATTTTAAAAATCGTTTCGGGTTCGATTGGGAAGAAGATGGATTCTAAACAACAATCCGCACCGGGACGGATCACAATATCCCGGAACTTCAGAAAGGGGAATGAGCATGACAAGGAAAGTTTTGAACATCAGCTTGGATGGGTGCAACATTGAGTGCATCCGCACGGATGACAAGGTGAATCCGTTCCGGGTCTACAAGCGCAGTCTTCATCACAGACGGCAAATTGCAAAGTATGCAGACTTCATCAGCGTGATTTACTTCCTGATTGACTTCTATAAAGATGGTGTGGACAGCATGACATTTCCTGAAGTCATCGGGTGGGCGCAGAACAGGGGAAGCATTTGAACCAGAATGAAAGGGGAAAGAACATGATTGATGTGAACTTTGGCACTATGCCAACTGTGGACGGAACTGGAATGCAGAATGCAATGTGGTGCATGGTCAGCATTGACGGCGTAGATACAGAACTGTACGCCTATGAGATCATCCCGGAAGGCGTGAAGAACGATGATGTTTATCTTGGTGACTGCTATCTGCGGTTGATGGATGAAATCACGGATCAGGCGGAAGAAGTCGGTTTTGATCCTGATAATCTGGTCTTTGAATGAGAAAGGGGAAGAGACAATGAGCATGAAGAAGCTGCTTCAGATTCACCGCGAGATCATCCGGGAGAATGAGCGAAAAGAGAAGGAATGGAGAGAAACACAGGATTGACATTGACAGACGATGCAGGAACTTCCTGCATCGCAGTCAGTGCCAAAGCACTGAAGAAAGGGAGATGTTATGGCGAAGTTTGAAGTTGGCAAAGTCTATCTTGCAAACGGATCGTTTGATGCGATCACAATCAAAAGACGGACTGAAAAAACTGCATGGGTAGAAACGCAGGATGGCTACTCCGGATATATGCGCATCCGTCTGGATGTTGCCGGAGATGAATTCATGACGGATTCCTCTGTTCCGCCCAGATGGCGCGAAGAGTTCACCTACTCCGCAAGAAATCAGGAAGGATGATGACGATGAAGGAAAACTTTGTGGAACATTTTATGATCTGCACTCCGGATTACTCTTTTCATTACAACATAATAACTGACGATCGGATTGAATATGCGCGTGAACAGATCGACAATCTGAACGCAAAACACGTTGTACGGCATGAACCGCTTGAACAGTACTTCATCTGTTCCGTTGAGACTCGCACACGCTATGCGGAAGACGGCACATTTGTTTCCAAGGATGAGTTCACAACCGTCCTTGAGAAGTATCCAGATGCAGAGCAGTGCGGTTAATTTTTTAATCAAAAATAATAGTGAGACTATTGAATAAAGAAAATAGTTGTGCTATTATTCTCTTTGGGGGGTGAAAATTTGACAAGCATCAAAACACTGCGAATCAAGGCAGGAAAGACACAGGAAGAACTTGCGAAAGCCGTTGGAGTAACACAAGGCGCGGTTGCACAGTGGGAAGCTGGCGCAACAAGTCCGCAGATTGGAAAGCTGGTTGACATCGCGCAGTTCCTTGGATGCTCCGTGATGGATTTGCTTGCTGGGGGAGATGCCGAATGATGGCATGCAAGGATGTTGCGTCTGAACTGGGGATCTCCAGACAGAACGCAATGCGGATCATGAAAACACAGATGCGGACTGTGAACGTGGGCAAGAGTAAATCCAATCCGCGTCTGCTTGTGACGGAAGACGAATTCCGCGCGTGGTTTGATCGCACTGCGCGGATTCAGAATCCGCCAATCATCAAAGGAAAGAGGTGAGAAGCAATGAGCGATTCGACTTGGGAACTTCTGGAAAACGCATTTTATGTCTGCATGATTGAAGGAATCTTTGTTGGTTTGATCGCGTTCGCGTTGCTTGCGAAATGAGCAGGATCAACCGGAACAGCTACGACAACAGGCAATGGCTTGGAGTCGCTTATGCACACATCCCGAAGCACGATGCATGCTTGCCATTTGCAAAGTTTCGCTTCTGGATAACAAAAAAACTGCACCGCGTTGGCGCACGGTGCAGCAAGGCGAAGAAAGACCTATGAGCAGATGAAAAAGCCCACAATCATTCTACCACAGAAGACCAAAATTGAAAGGGTATTTTTATGAACGAAAACAAAACGATGAATCCGGAATTCCCGATGATTCACAGTTGCATGGAGTCTTGCATGCGCAAGATCGGCGCAATCACCAAGGATTCCAAGATGGACGCACAGTCCAAAGGACAGAAGATTCAGTACGTGTACAGAAGCGTGGATGCTGTCTACAACGCGCTTCAGCCAGCAATGGTTGATGCAGGAATCACGGTCGTTCCACAAGTCCTTGAATACAACCGGATTCCGAAAGATCCGAACACCGGGAATTATATGAACACAGCCATCCTGAAGATGGCATTCCGCTGGACTGCTGCTGATGGATCGTATGTGGAAACCATTGTTGTCAATGAGGGACAAGATTCTGGAGATAAGGCATTCTCCAAGGCGATGGCAAACTGCTTCAAATACGCCTGTTTCACAACATTCGTCATTCCTACACAAGAGATGGATACTTTCGATCCGGATCACTACAGACCGGAGATCGAAAATGATGCAATTGCTGAAAAGGCGCAGGAAAAGAAGACGCTGAAAGAAAAGCTTGCGGACAAGCGCAAGGAAGAGCAGCAGAAGAGTCCAGAACAGCCGAAAAAGCCGGACTTTGACAAACAGTCCTGCATCAACATGGCTGCATCCAAGGTCGGATATCCGCAAGGACTCCGCACCAAAGAAGAAAAGGTTGAATTCGGGTGCATGGTCGCTGAAGCCATCAAGGCAGGAAAATCTGTTGACAAGAAAACCGGAGAAATGAGTCCGGAAGAACTTCAGCAGTGTATGCGCGCAGTTGTTGAAATGTTTGGAAAGGCTGAATGATGAGCGAGATCTTCACAGGACGCATTGTGGACGCTGACAGGGACGGGATCACAATCCGGACTCCCGTCCCGGCGTTTTACACAAAGCGTGAGTATGACCAAGTAAACGTTGAATTCATCGACGGAAGACCAATATCCAATGATCAGCGCAAAAAAGCTTGGGCAATCATGACGGACATTGCCAGATGGGCAGGAACAAACAAAGACGAAACATACATCCTGTTCCGCTGGCGGTTCACACAGAGCATCACAGAAAGCCTGAAGCGGAAGTTGTTCCATCTGTCATCCGCAACCATGACAGAAGCAAGGGAATTTATAAATTTCCTAATCGTCTTCGTTCTGGACTTCGATGTTCCTCTGCGCGTTCCTCTGTATGAGAATTCCGATGATATCGAATTCTATATGAAACAGTGCCTTATCCACAAGAAATGCGCAGTTTGTGGAAAGTCCGCACAGCTGCATCACGTTGACAGAGTCGGCAGTCATGGCGGATCACGCGCAACGATCAATCACATTGGGCTGAAAGCGTATGCGCTCTGTGCAGAGCATCATAAACAGCTTCACGACATCGGACAGGCTGAATTCGATCAAAGATACCATTTCAAGCCGATTCCGATTGATGCAGAAATTGCCAAAGTTTACAAATTAAACACGAAAGGAAAGAAAGAACAATGACATTGTACGAAATCAATCAGGGCATCCTTGATTGCGTGGATGCGGAAACCGGAGAAATCATTGACGTTGAAAAGCTTGATGCTCTTCAGCTGGCAAAGGAAGAAAAGATTGGAAACATCGCAGCATACATCAAGAATCTGGCAGCTGAATCCAAAGCCATCAAGGCAGAGGAAGATGCGCTTGCTGCGCGGAGAAAGTCAGCTGACAAGAAGATCAAGGATCTGAAGGAATATCTTGCATCCGCTCTGAACGGGCAGAAATTCAAGGATGCACGTTGTTCTGTGTACTTCAGCAAGTCCGCTCCGGCAGTCCGCTTCGCAAATGATGATGAACACGGGTTCATTGAATGGGCAAAAGAAAATGCTCCGGAATATCTGGTCTATGCAGAACCGTCCGTGAACAAAACGAAATTGAAAGAAGACATCAATTCCGGTCTGGAATTCAGCAAGGCAACGTTGGAATCTTCCACCTACATTGTTATCAAGTAAGGAGATGTAAGCATGAACAAATTGATCATTGTCGGAAACCTGACAGCAGATCCGGAACTGCGTTCTACGCAGACCGGGAAAAGCGTCTGCAATTTCACAGTCGCTGTGAATGAGCGTCGCGGAGAGCAGCAGGAAGCAAAGTTCTTCCGTGTTGCTGCGTGGAATAACCTTGCGGAGAACATCAAGCACTATCTGAAGAAGGGAAGCAAAGTTCTGGTTGTTGGTCAGGTTGGCTGCGAAGCATACAAGGCATCTGATGGATCTCCAAGAGCATCATTGACGGTTCTGGCGAATGAAGTTGAATTCCTGTCCAGCAGATCCGAATCGCAGGACGCACAGGAACAGCCCAAACCGCATGAACCGATGCCTGTAGAAACTCCGGATGATCTTCCGTTCTAAGGTTGTGATTGCATGAATTATTTCTGCTTGTATCTGGATATGGTGGAAACGTTTGAAGACCTGACAGATGAAGAAGCAGGACTTGTCATCAAATCCTTGCTTGCATACTGCAACGGTCAGGAAGTCCCACAGTTATCCGGTGGAGCAAAAATTGTTTTTGGTCTTCTGCGCAGACAGTTTGAAAGAGATTCAGAAAGCTATGAAAGCAAAAGGTTGAAGCTGTCTGAAAACGGCAGAAAAGGTGGTAGACCAAAAGCAAACGAAACCAAAGAAAACCAAAAGCTTTTTTCGGAAAGCAAAAAAAGCCAAGAAGAAGAAAAAGAAGAAGACAAAGAAAAAGACAAAGAAGAAGACAAAGACAAGAAAAAAGAAAAGGCGTATGCTCTCGCATCCATGTTCGCACGATTCTGGGCTGTTTATCCAAGGAAAGAAGCAAAGCAGACAGCATTGAAAGCATTCACCAAGATCAATCCTGATGAAGCATTGCTTGCAACCATCCTGTCAGCTGTTGAACGCTTCAAGAACACGGCGCAATGGCAGGAAGACGGCGGACAGTATGTTCCGCATCCTGCAACCTTCTTGAATCAGCGCAGATGGGAAGATGAACCGCCAAAGGGCGGAGTCCAGAAAAAGCGCAAGGATGATTACGATCAACGCCCAAACACAGAACCTGATTTCAATACTGTTCCGCGATGGTTGCAGGAAATGAGAGAAAAGAAACAGGCGTAATCAATCAAAAACCGCGCTAGGATGCGTTTTAATCGCAAAGCTGAATAAATATCCATGTTTTAGAAAAGTCGCTTAGAACGCATCCTAGACGCATTTGCGAAGAGGTGAAGGAAAATGGCTGCTTATTGCTACAAAGCAGCAGAGTTGCAGCCGAATCTGCGCGGATGGATTGAGTTCCGGCAGACGGGTGAGATCCGGAAGGCGCGGATTGTCTCAAAAGCAAAAGTCCGTGTGATCATAGAATACGACGAAGATCTGATGATGCGTTCCGTCCACATCACAGATTACAACAAGTGCAACAAGGCTGGATGGAGATTCTGGAACAAGTATCCACAAGGTGTTATCCACATCTGGGACATGAAAGGCATGCAGACATGACACAGTATGATTTGATCCTGAAATACATGGATGACTTCGGCAGCATCTCACCAATGGAAGCGTTCGTTGATCTTGGGATCACAAAGCTTTCAACGCGAGTCGGCGAGATGATCCGGGATGGAGTCCAGATATCAAAGAAGACCATCCATGCGAAGAACCGTTATGGAAAGAAAGTGCATTATATGCGCTATTCAAGGACGGCGTAATCACACAGATTGATTCTGTGAGAAAGAAGAAAAAAGCAAATGCCTGAAAAATGGGTTTTAAGACAATATCAATCATTGCCATTGAATGCAAAACACTCAATGACACTCGCAAGAATTCGTGAATGGTACGAACACTGGAACGGTGATGTTTATGTCTGCTTCTCTGGCGGAAAGGATTCAACGGTTCTTGCACACATCGTCCATGAATATTATCCGGAAGTTCCGCTTGTGTTCGTGAATACTGGGCTTGAATATCCAGAGATCCAACAGTTTGCACGAAAGATGGGTGCGGTTTTCCTTAGACCTAAGATGCAGTTTTCCGAAGTCATCAGCACCTACGGATATCCGTTGATCAGTAAGGAAAACGCTGAAGCAATCTATTACGCAAGACGCATCCGGAATTCACACGCAGAGAAAACAGTGCAAAACAAAAGACGGCAGCTTAACAACGATTATGGGGAAGAACAGCCATCCAAAGAGACAGACAGACGCAGGACACAACTGAATTTGCGAAGAGAATCCTTGCAAGGCGGCGTGTCGTTCTCTCGCGGAGCAAGCATGTTCAACAAAGGAAAATGGTTGCCACTGTGCCAAGAAACACAGTTTATGATTTCTCACATGTGCTGCTCTGTGATGAAAAAATCACCTATGGGAATCTATCAGAGAAAAGAAAAACTGCTTCCATTCTTAGGAACACTGGCTGAAGAGTCAAGACTGCGTGAACAGGCTTGGGTGCGGAAAGGCTGCAATTCGTTTGAAGGAAGCAAGAAATCTAGTCAACCAATGTCGTTCTGGCTAGAACAGGATGTTCTCCGCTACATCTATGAAAACAGCTTGGAAATTGCTGAAGTGTATGGGGATATTGTTGCGGTTGGAGAAGACGGGTTTGAATACACACCATCACCTTTCAACTGTGACAAGTTGAAGTGTTCTGGATGCCAGCGGACAGGATGTGTGTTCTGTGGATTCGGCGCACATTTGGACAAAGGTGAAACGCGCTTCCAGAGGTTAGCAAGGACACATCCAAAGCAGTATGAATACTGCGTGAGGGGGGGGCAATGGGTTGATAATCCTGAATACGATCCAACCGCACCTAAGATTGATGGGGATTGGCAAAACTGGAATCCAAAGAAAATATGGGTTCCAAGCAAAGAAGGACTAGGAATGAAGAAAGTGTTTGATGATCTCAATCAGATTTACGGAAAAGATTTCATCAAATACGATTGACCTAGTAGGTTAGTAGGTAAATAAACCGGATTAAGCGTGGACAGTGATCCTGCATCCGGCACTTTGAAGGAGATTTATGGACGAAAAAAAGATTTTAGATGTCACATGTAGTGATAGAACGATATGGTTTCAAAAGAATGAACCGCACACCATCTATTGCGATAAAAGGCGTGAAGAATGGGAAGGGTGTTTTGGTAAAAACCAAAAACGAAGGCATCTTGTGATTGATCCAGACGTACAGTGCGATTTTACAAATCTTCCGTTTGATGACCAATCATTTGCGCTGGTAGTGTTTGATCCACCGCATGTTCTGAATCTTACAGATAAGAGCTGGATGCGTAAGGCGTATGGTTCCTTGGACAATAACTGGAAGCAACTCATTCATGACGGATTTGCAGAATGCATGCGAGTACTAAAAACGGACGGAGTTCTGATATTCAAATGGTCGGACATATCCATTTCGACCAGAGATGTTATAAAAGCTATCGGGCAAGAGCCACTTTTCGGACATCGAAGCGGAAAGAAAATGAATACACACTGGATGTGCTTTATGAAAATGGATGAGGATAAACAGCCGGATTAAGCCGGACAGCGATACGGTATCCGGCATTTGAAAGGAATGGCGAAAGATGACAGCATTGGAAATTCTGGATGTGATTGATGCAGAGCGCATCAAGCGAAAGATCACATGGGACAATTTCGCATCTATGTGCGGAATGTCCTATTCAACCGTGAAGAAGTGGAAGACGGGACGCAATGAACCGACAATGCATTGTCTGTCCGTTCTGGCTGAAGGCGTTGGGCTTGAACTGAAGGTGTGCAAGAAGCATGCAAACATGTGACGGTTGCTTGTACCTGAACAAATACAGTTCCGGGAACTATTGCGAGATGCGAAACAGATTCATTGCGGATCTGAATCAACCTATATGCGACAAATGGAAACACAAACCGAAACACAAGCCGAAAACCGAATCCGAATGGGAATGGGTGCAGCTTGAGATGAATATAGACAAATGAAAGGGAAGAAACAATGAAACTTGCAAGATACCAGACGGAAGCAGCAGTCACAATCAGCACGGATGACGCATGGACAATGGCAATCCATGCGGTTCTGGGAATCACAGCAGAATTCAATGAACTGCTGCTTGCGTGCGTTGAAAACGACGATGAACACATCAAAAAAGAAATGGGAGATTGTTGTTGGATGTTGGCGGAACTTTGCACCGCCAATGAATGGAAGATGCAGGATGTTGTCAGCTTGGATGAATGGGACAGCAGACATGATGGTTTGACTGCGGATCTGTGCGGAGTGTATCAGAAGGTCATTCAGGGACATCCTTTGGATGAAGCACGGGTGCGGATCATCATCCGGCACATCTGGTCACAGTTGATGGATATGTGCTTTCAGGAAGGATGGAAGATGCAGGACATCCTTACATTGAACATCAAGAAGTTGCGCAAGCGTTATCCGAACGGGTTTGAAGCGGAGCGCAGCATGCACAGGGCGGATGGTGATGTGTGATGATGAGCAGAAAGGTATTCATCGGTGAGCATCTCCGGAGCGCAATGCAGATGCGCAACATGTCGGAAGTAGAGCTATCACGGAGAACGCAACTTGCGCAGCAGCTGATATCAAAATATCGGAACAATGTCACAGTTCCGACGGCTACATCTTTAATACTAATGGCTGTTGCTCTTGAATGCTCTGTTGATTTCCTTATCACAGGGAAAGAACATAAGCCGGAAGAGGTGAAGCAGAATGGGATGTGTTAAAAATATCGACTTTTACAAGTTCCCGAAACAAAGCGAGTTCGTAAACAGACGATGCAAAGTCACTTTTATGCATGACATAAGCAGATACATCCCCGGAACAATAATCCGTGATGACCGGGAAGAACCATTTGAAACACTAATCCGATTGGATGATGGGCGTGTGATCCGTGGTACTGAATGCCAGTACAGTATGCATAATGAGGTGAAACAGGAGTGAAAATTGCAAGAGTTCTGGAACTTTTGAAGAGCGAGCGCGAATGCGTGACTCGCCAGAGTCCGTGCAATGAAAAATCGAAGTTGTGCGATCGAAATTGTGGCGAGTGCGATATTGCCCAAAACGATCTTGAACTCATCGAGATGTACGACTTTGTAATTAGCATGATCGAGACACTGATCGGGCGGTCGCAGTGGATTAGTGTGAAGGACAGACTGCCGGACGACGCAAGCGATGTCCTTGCCTATTACGACGATGGCACGGAAAGCCGAATCATTCCTGTGAACTATTATAAAGGGTGTTGGTATGACTGCGTTTTCAATCGTGCTATCGATGGTCTGGAGACAGGATTTATCAAGTATTGGATGTTACTGCCGAAAGCACCGGAGGTGAAGCAGAATGAGACTGATTGATGCTGATGCTCTCACAAAGGAAATAGAGGATTTCAATTGTAAGAATTGCAACCATTACAATTATGTCAGATGCAGAGCATGCCCGATTGATGATGCAGTGACATATATTGATGAAGCACCGACCGTTGGGGAATGGATCAGCGTTGAGGACGATCTGCCGAAAGAACACGATTCAATATTTGCGAATCACCCACATCTGAGCAAGCACATGTGGGTGAAAGAATCGGATAACGTTATCGTTTATGTGCGATTCCCAGACGGGACAGGACGTTCAACAGAAGGCAGGCTTCAGGACGGGAAATGGTGGACGAGAGTATCTCCGATGTTGGAACCTGTTGTCACACATTGGATGCCATTGCCTACTCCACCGGAGGTGAAGCAGGATGGTTAAGCTGAAGCCTTGCCCATTTTGCGGCGGCACAGCCGTGCTTGAAAAAATGGGGTGGCCTCATCATGTGTTCTGCATTAAGTGTGGAGCAAAAACAACAGGAACGGGATATGCAGAAGACGGGGAGAGGCAAGCAATAGAAAAATGGAATAAGAGGGTGAAGCAGGATGACTGAGCGTGAAAAAGTACTGAATGATCTTCAAGAATTGTGTGAATATCTCTTTCATGAGTACAAAGTCTGTTACCAAGGTGATGAGGAAGATACATACAACAGATTTCTTGTAGCCAACAATGCTCTGAATCTGCTAAAACAGCAGGAAGCGGTTGAGCCGATTCTGAAGCGTGAAGGACTGAACAAGTATTACAACTACTATGTGTGTCCTTGCTGTGACGAAGAAGTTGTCTATGATCAGAATTATTGTTCAGAATGTGGCGCGAAATTTATGTGGGAGGGGCGGTGAAGTGGAATGATTGACAGGGAGAAGGTCATAAAAGGTTTTACTTGTTGCGAAATAGATGCATCTTGTGCAAATTGCCCTTATTTCGACAGCAACACATGCATCGCTGACCTGCGCAAGGATGTTTTTGAATTGCTGAAGGACGAGCCGTTGAAGACTACAAACCGGGAAAAAGGAATGAACGATGAGTGAAGCTACTGTATTACATCAAAGAAGACGGAGAATGGCACATGGTGGACTGGGCAACGTATCAAGCATTTCCGGGGGAGAAACAGACAAGATCTGCTACTTATCCGGTGCTGATGCTGCAATCCATACTGCAAGAATTGAGGTGGGAAAGATGAGTGATCCGGAAAAGATCGCGAAAGCAACCGGAATGATGGAAGTTTCCAAAGCGGTTTGCATGAATACCGCATTCCAGAACGATGCACAGAGAGTAGCAACAATTCTTCAGATCACAACGGACGCTGTGCTGTCCGTCCTGAAAGACGATGATTGAAGGTGATCATGTGGCAGTCAATCTTTATCGTATGCGGAAGCTAATCAATAGACTTCCAATGGCAGAATTCAGAATTGAACAGTTGATGAGCAGAGCAACAAAGATGACTGCCACATTATCCAATGAACCGCGTGGAACGGCGCAAAGTGATCCCGTTGCGGATGGTGTCATCCTTCTGGAAGCTGCGAAAGAGTCCTATCACAGAATAGAAACCGAATTGAACAGCATGCGGAAGGAATTAAGACCAGCTGTTGACAGACTGGAAGATCCGCTGACAAGGACTTGCATGAAGATGCGTTACTTTGATGGCGTATCCGCACGGGAAATTGCGTATAGGTTGAATTATTCCGAAAGGCGAATATTTCAGATCCTGAAGGAAGCAGAGGTCAAAGTCAATGAGCGAAACTGAAAAAATAGATCCGTGGACAGACGGATTGCGGATGAATTATCCTGCGATCTATAACAGACTGGAGAAGTTTCTGGACATGTGCGCAGAAGCTGCCGGGAGAGACAGACATGCACAGCCACAGCCAGAAGAACACAAGTCCTTCAAAACATGGGACTTCAATCCGTCCAAGCATGACGATTGGATGAAGAAAATGCATGCACGGCATGACCAGCAGAAGAAAGCAACGGACGCACGGAATCTGAAGATCCTGCAAAAGCTGATTGAAAAGCGGATCTCAATCAGCACAGCACTCCGGCAGAACGGGATGACTTCTTTGAAATCGTTGGAATCGACGCTGAAAGCGTCACATGATCGTGGCGGATTCGGTGAGAATGATTGGATGTATGACAGATTCAAACAAATGAAAATGCAAGGACTGCTGAAGCCAGATGCCAAAGGGAAGAAAGCAACTGTCATCGTGTTTGATGGAAGGAACTTTGTAGAACGGAAGCAGTAAGTAAAAGATTGCAGTCATTTCAGTTGTTGCAGTTGGTTTTATTTGATAAAATAAAATGGGCATCCGGAGAATGGTGGGACTCTGGATGCCTTTCTTGCGCTCTTCTTTGTTTCTTCAGGCGCAATTTGCCGGGTACGGTGCGAGCGTTCACCCTTTCGCGCTGACAGGGATTTCTCCGCACAGGTGGGGGTGTGGGGGTATTGAAGAAAAGCAGAGGTGATCACCATCAACGAAAACATTAATTGGGCAAAAGTCAAATCTGCATATGTGGCTGGTGGGATCTCTCAAAAGAAGGTTGCAGAAAGATTCGGAATTCCTTGGTCAACATTGCAGAAAAGAGCAGCTAAAGAAGGCTGGACAAAGTCGCGTGAAAAGGCGCGTGAAAAAGCGGTTCAGAAAACGGTTCAAAAAAACGCTGACAAGATTGCAGACAATGCCACTATTGCTGCGGACATCAAGCGGAAGGGATTAGAACTGCTGAACAGGCTGTTTGATGACTTCAATCAGTACACTGCAACAGAGCATAGAGCATATGACGATGCAAGAAACCTGACAGACATCAAACGGTTGCGAGATCTGACGGCTGCTTACAAGGATCTGACAGGGGACATCCAAAGCACGGACAATGGAGCAAACGCATTGCTTCAGTCTCTGTTTGATCTGGAACGGGGTGCAAAGCATGATTGAATGGGGAACAAAACAGAAGGATCTGATTTTGCAACCGTTCGCACACACAGTCGATTGGCTGGAAGGAACACCGCGATCCGGAAAGACAACCGCAGGAATCATGCGCTTTGCGCGTCATCTGATCGCATCACGGGATACCATTCATCTTGTCACAGCCTATTCAGCAGAACAGGCATTCAGATTGATCATGGACGGTGACGGATTCGGACTGCTGCACATCTTCAAAGGGCATTGCCGGGTGTCGCACGATGATTCCGGTGCGCATCTGCTTGTCCATCTTCCAGATGGAGACAAGAAGGTGTACTGGAAGGGTGGCGGAAAAGCAGACAGCCACAAAGCCATAACAGGCATGTCTCTGGGATCTGTGTACTTCTGCGAGATCAATCTGCTGCATGATAACATGATTCAAGAGTGTTTCCGCAGAACATACGCAGCCAAAGACAGATGGCACATTGCTGACCTGAATCCGCCTTCTCCGGCAGATCCATGCATCAAGAATGTCCTTCAGGTGCAGGATTGCAGCTTTTCCCACTGGACATGCGCAGACAATCCTGTTCTGTCTCCGGAGAGACTTGAAGAGATCAAAGCAGCATGCATGAAAAGTCCGTTTTTGTATAAACGTGACTGGTTAGGAGAACGGACAATTCCGGAAGGTGTAATCTACTGGATGTTTGATCCGGCGAAGCATATCCTTGCAAACATTCCGCAGAATGTGACAGCCGTTGAAGCATTTGTTGCTGGTGACGGCGGTGCAACCGATGCAACAAGCGTCGGTTTTTATGTCGTTGCTTTCACAGGGAATCCGCTTGCAGGAAGAAAGAACTATGTGCTGTTCCGTGTTGGAAACTGGAGATATGACGGTGGACAAATGGCAATGTCCGATCAAGCAAAGCACATTGTTGGTGAATTCCTTCCGTATATGCGAAACAAAACCGGAATGCGTGAATCAGACATCTTCATTGATCCTGCTTGCAAGGCATTGCGCTTGGAAATTGAAAAGCTAGGTCTTACGACTTCCGGAGCAGATAACAACGGACATGACATCCGGGGAACATCCAAAGGCATCATGTGCGGAATTGAAATGCTGCAAAGCGCGATCCAGAACGGACGGTTCTTCCTGATTGAAGATGAAAGATACGGGACAGAGCCGTTTTTGAAGGAAGCAGGACTTTATTGCGTTGACGATAAAGGACAGCCGATTGACGCATACAACCACAGCATGGATGAAGTCAGATATGCATCAAACCATTTCTTGAAGTCTTATGGGCTTTGGGGGTGATCTATTGCAGTTGGGAAGAAAAATCAAGGAAGGATGGCGGAAACTGATGGACAGAACAGCAAGCGCGACCGGGATTGCGCGAGAGTATAAGACCATCTTTGAACTGGGCAATGTTCCGTCATTCGCACAGTTCTATAATTTCGGAATCTTCATCTGGAAAGCAATCTATAAAGGCTTTTATAAACCGTGGCACATTGTGCCAGCACCAACCATCGCAAATGCGAAGAATGAAAGACACATCTTCCGGATGAACACTGCAAAAGCAGTCTGTTCTGAAATCGCTGGTCTTGTCTGGGGTGAAGAATGTGATGTGCATGTTTCCATCAACGGTTACAAAGCGGATGATGAACATCCTGACCCATTGAATGATTTTGTGCATGAAGTCCTGAAAGACAACGCATTTTCCGAAAAGATGCAGGAAGACATCGAACAGGGCTGCGCTCTGGGCGGATCTGCGCTGAAAGTGTGGAGAGACATCCGCAGAGATTCATCCGGAAATGAAGTTCAGGGAACAGAAAAGATCCGGGTTGGTTATGCGATGGCAGACCAGTTTGTTCCGCTGACATGGGACAACGCACAGTGTTATGAAGGCGTTTTCATCTCTCGCACAGCAAAACGCGGATGGTATTACACGCGCTTGGAATGGCATCAGTGGGACGGCATGACATACACCATCCGGAATGAACTGTTCAGATCCGACATGCAGAAAGGCGCGAACGGAGACAGCCAA